TAATGGCCGGCAAAAAACCAGCCAAACGAAGCACCAGCACACCCGTAGCACCCAAAAAAGACTACGGCAAACCAACACTTTATGTTGGTTTGACACCAGACACAAACCATGTATGCCCAGAATGCGGCAAAAAAACAAAACGCGCCATAATCCGCGAATACAAAGGTATCCTATATTGCGCAAAAGCCTGTGTGGCAAAGGTAAAACGGCGCGAAACAAATCTACAAACGCTATAAAAATTTTTAAGGTACCCTATTTGCTTGCTAGGTACCCCCACTTTTAAAAAATAGTCCAGATGGCTTTGGCTTATGCCAGGTTCCTTGTTAAAGTCCCCCCGTACCCCCCTGTCCCCCCCCCTCTAACCTGTACACCATTGTGTCTGCGTACAGATTGCTGTAAATACTTTTACCAATTTCCCCCCACCCGTGCGACGCGAGACACCAGCGGTCAGCCTTGGTGGTTGGTTGGGGTATGTGGTGTGTGGTGTGTGTGTGTGTACGAGACGGGTGCGAAACCCCTCTGCGCTGTCGCTACGAAGGGGATTTCGCCCCTTCCTAAACCTACGGAAAGAAGGTTGTAATGAACATACATCAGATAATCGCAGAAGTCCACGAAAAAAGTCTAGCCAAGTATTCGTCTTTGTGCGAATGGTGCGAAATGGAAAACGATTTCGCGGGCGAATGGGAAACCCACACGCGATTTGAAGGCTATATGGATTGTTTGCGCGACATTGCTGAAGCAATTAAAGCAAACAAATTATAAAACAGATTTTCTTATAAATCTGTTGGTCAAGGTTGCCACATACACAATCCCGTGTATGTGGTTCGTTGCCCTTCGGGGCGGAAGGTAGGTAAATGGTTATGGATAGTGAAAATATGTTGAGTGTTCATATGTTTGGCGATGTCCAAACATCTGACGATATTCTGTTTGCGGAAACTTTGCTGGCAGAGTCGCGTGGCGTTTATGCTTTTAACCGTGAGTTGAGTGGTACTGACGCTTATGCGGACTTGATTACCTTGATTGAAAATCATTATGGTGATTGGGCTTTCCGTGTCCTTGACCGTTACACGGTTCAGGCTCTGTGGTCGTTGGCTGATGAGTTTGGCGCTCACAATGCGCTTGAGTTCATTCAAAGTCAGGACGACGAGAATATATAAATCCGTAAACGGTGCGCCCCTTCGGGAGCGCACCGTTTACTTCTCTACTAGAAAGGTTGTTATGAAATTAGATTTATCTAAAATCAAGCGTGTTACACCTATCAAAAACAAAACTAAAAGTTTTGTTGTTGATGAAATTGATGAACTTGAGCGCGAAGACGAACAGCGTCAGCGTGCTTTGGACGATTATGGCATCGTTGAAGAACCTGAGTCTGATATTGCGCTAGAGATTGATATGCGCAAACAGGAACTCGGTACTGACCCCGATGAATTGCGTCCGATGCTGAATATGTCTGTTGACCCAGATTATTCAGACGCAAAATTTGCCGACCTCGTTCCTCGGTCGGCGTCAGAAGTGCTATGCCCAACTTGGAACCTCAGGGTTGCTCGGAACTTTGAGTGTCTCTGTGGTTCCATTCATAGGTAACAGCACATTGGGTTTCTGCCCCCGCGTTCGCGTGGGGCAAGAAACCCTCACAAGAATAAAAAACAATAACTAGATACTCTTGAAAGGAGTAAATAATGTCAGATTACATTGAGTTAGTAGTAGCAGGGCTTGGTGGCTCAGGCAAAAAGTCTACAGCAGTTAATTTTACTGTTGTTGACGGTATTCGTACTTGGGCTTGGTTGCCTAACGAACTTGTGTCAGCTCACAATATCCGCGCAGGCGTGACTTTGACTGTACAAGATGTTCGTGCTTTGGGCGATGTTCAATACCAATACGAGAAAGACGGAAAACCAGTTGACCTCGTTAATCCTAAGCAACAACTGTTGCTTGGCGGTCAGATGACCATTACTCAGCCAGTACTTGAGCCTATGGCAAAACTTGAAGTTGTTACTGCTTAACAACTTCAATAGAAACAATAACAAAGGGTCCACCGGACCCTTTGTTATTGTTTCAAGAACTTGGAAAACTGCGGTTTTCGTCATTGTCGCTATGGGTCGCTTACGCGACGCGACAATGCCTCGTAATGGTCTGTCAAACGGGTTTGGGAAACACCAGCCCCTTTGGCAGACCGTCACTTCTACTGTAGGGCTTTCTTCTGTTCGGGTGTCGCATTTTTTGTGTATGCCAATAATTTGTTCGGGTGTTGCAATTTTCTTTGGAAGGAAAATATGAAACTAAAATATAATGTCAGATTGCTTGTTCAATACGAAATTGAAGCTGATTCGTTTAATGAAGCCATGTTGCGGGCTAGCAGAAATGTGATGCCTAATAATGGTGATGCCGTTCAATGGCATTATGTGGGCAAAAATGAAAAAAGGTATGTGTTTGATTATCATGACATGTCTTTGACTGAAGTTGATACTTTCGGTCCAGCAGTTGAGCCTTTGACTGTTGTTCGTGAGTTTGACCCTGACCAACAAAGTTGGTCGTGATGTATAAACAAAAAAGAGAATTCATAATCACACTCAAATACAACTCAAACAATAACAACCCAAACAATATGACAGAACTTCAAGAAAAATTAGAAGACATATTCTGGTTGGAACACGGTGAAACCATTGAAATCCTCAACATTACACAAACAAAAGGAAAACAACAATGAAAAAACTGTTGCAACATTATCGAAACAGCAAAAAATGGGACGATAGTTTATGGTTTATTATCAAAATGGCATTAATGGGCAAATTACTAACAGATGAATGGTATTACTCATATTGCAAAGAAAAATTTGATGACAATAATTAACAATATTAATCGTAATGTCGGTTTGCTTGCGCCCCCGCTTCGCGGGCGCAAGCAAACGCGACTGTGTGTTTATCCATTTATATCTAACGAAAGGAATTGTTATGCCTAGAACTTTACGGTTACAAGACGCACGGCTCGCTGACAATATTACCGAATGCGAAGCGTGTGGTGATTACGAATTTGAGCGAACAGAATTCGCTAATCGCTATAACGGCGATTGGGTTTGTGAAAATTGTTATAACTCGTTGTGCGAAGAAAACAATGATTATGACGGTGATGATTGGAGTTCAGACAACGATGATGACCGCCATGGCATTAACAGCTATAGTTACAAACCTTCACCAAGGTTTTACACAATAGTTGACGGTAATATTCATGTGTCTCGCGAACACATCAATAAAGATGTACCAGTTTTTGGCATCGAGTTGGAAGTTGAAAATGTTGGTCAAAATTATTTAAATGACGCTGTTAGTTTCATCAACAACAATACTGCGCCACTTGTTTATCTAAAGGAAGATTGTTCTATTAATCATGGTTTTGAGATTGTTTCTCATCCTATGAGTTTGGATTATTTCAAGCACATAACCATCTATAAAGAAATGTTGGATTATTTGCGCAACAACGGTTATCATGCTTGGAAAACTTCTACTTGTGGTTTGCATATTCATATTTCAAAAGTTTCTTTTGTTGATGCTAAGCATCAAATGAAGTTTTTGTATTTCATGTTCAAAAACAAAGCTGAACTAATTAGGTTTGCTGGTCGTAATTCTTCTTATGCCAAATATGATTATGATGCTTTTGTCAACAATCAAGACAGCATTTGGGGTCCTAACAAACCTAATCTAATTGAGATTGTTAAAGGTATTCAAAAAAACGGCAACTATGTTCCGCACCCTTACGAACGCAATCTTGCTGTCAATCGTATGGGTGAACATACTCACGAGTTGCGTATTTTCAGACCTTCGTTGCGTTTTGACACGGTTTTGGCATACATGGAGTTTGTTGAGTGTTTGTTTATGTATACCAAACAAGTTACTTCTAATGAAATTCTGAAACATGACGGTTTGAAGTTTGATGCTTTAATTCGTTTTGCTATGTCGCAGGGCGACAGGTATTCAACTTTTATTAGTCGTGTTATTAAGCGTAAGGTCCTTGAACAGAAAGAAAGTAAGTGATATGTGTTTGTTAACTTTTATGCCACCCAATGTTGATATGGATTATGAGCGAGCTAGAACTGCTGCTAAAGCTAATCCTGACGGTTTTGGTTTCGCTATTCATGCTGGTGTTGCAATTATCAAAGACCATGATATGAATTTTGATAAATTGTGGCTTCGTTGGTCTGATATGCGTAAAACATATCGTGGTGCTGCGTTGTTCCATTTCCGTATTGCCACTCATGGCAATACGGATTTGGGCAACTGTCATCCATTTGATGTTGACAACAATCCGCGTAGCGTCTTGGCGCACAACGGCATGTTGCCTTTAACTATGCCAGTCAATGACCATCGTTCGGACACAAAGCTGTTTGCCGAAATTGTGTTGCCACATATTGGTGGTGTTAAAGCTTTGGATGACAAAAATTTCTTTGATGATGTTGGTCGTTGGGCTTCTGGTAACAAAATGGTTATTTTGACTGTTGAAGAAGATGTTGAACGCGATTGGTACATCATCAATGAAAATTTAGGTCATTGGGATGCAGGTGTTTGGTGGTCTAATAGTTCATATAAAGCTTTCAGTTATATGCGAACGCCTATGGGTTATCCAAGTTATTCAAGCAGTCGTGGTATGTATGGTGGTAATCCCTACAAAAGTGGTTGGGACGATTACGACTACGACGATGATTATGAATGGGTGAAGCAACCGCGTTCTTTGGCTGAAGATAATGATTTTGCTTGGACACAAGAAGATGAATTAGATTTAATCGAAGACGAGTTGTATCCAACCGGAAAAGCTTTTGAACAAATTTGTGTGTTTACAGATTTTTCTAATGTGGAATACGCAAGGATTACTTGTTATAACTGTGGCATTGAATATTTTGTTGATGCCATGGAGCCTGTCCCTACTCATTGTGGTGAGTGTTTATGCTGTTTTCATTGTTCAAATACGGAAAGTTGTGAGTGTTGGGATGATTATGAATATGGTGAAAAATATATTGTTTGGAATGAAAAAGAAGGGACTATTTCTTATGAAGCAAAATCTAAGCAACAAGCGTCGTAAAAAAATGAAAAGAAAAGTTAAACGCAAAGATTTCGGTTGGGAAAAAGTTCTTGCCGAAATAACTAAGTATGAAATTTTATTGGCTAAAGAAAAAGAAAGGAACAGTAAAAAATGAGTATCAGACTTGTAACGGAAGATGTGTTGCGCTTGGATGTTGATGTCGAAACATACAATCGTATGTTTCGTGAAATTCAACAAAAACTTGATGAGCGTTATGGTGAACTAATTTCGGAGTTGATTGAATCTAAATTAACCGAAAAATTTATTCAACAAATTACATCTCGTATTGATTACGAAGCAATCAACTATCAAGCCGCAAACATGATGAATTATGGTCGTGTCATTGACCATGCCAAAACAGAATTGGTTGCGCATTTGTTGTCCGATGAACGTTTCAAAACATTGGTTCAGCGTGGTTTAAATATTGCAACTGTTGGTTTAATTAATGAAACTGTTGAGCGTGTTTCCACGCTCATGCAAGAAAACAATGGAATTGCAGGTGATGTTTGATGTCTGTAAAAATCAAATCTTTTTCTGACGCCAAAAATTACCATAAACAATATACAAACAAATTAAAAATGTTAGAAAATATTAGTCCGCATATGCGGGAGTTGTTTGAGCGTATTTCTGATTCAGATTTCGGGCTCACTCTTGTGGAGTGTGCCCGTTCTGATGACCGGATGCGCATGAACGAAACAAGAATACGGCTAGATATGTTGCGTCTTGACGGACACATCATTCTGGTTGACGGTAGATATTACAACAGAGCACATATAGAAATGGAAGGTGACTGAAATGAAATCGGTTATATTAAAAAAAATTATTTCGGCTGAACAAAAAATTAATTCAGTACTACAAAATTATAAAGACCCCTGGAGTCTTCCAGAAGCTTCTATTTGGGTTGAAAACAAATTTCATGACATGATTTTGATTAAAAAATCGGGTGATGTTTATGATTTGTTGGTTGACCCAACCACGGTAACCGCTGTTAAACACGCACCGTTTTTCACTATTTTGACATGCGGTTGGGCTGCGCCACTTGACGATTCAGATGTTGCTCCTTCAGAACACAAAGAACGTCGTCGAGTTCGTTTGGTTGTTGGCGCAAGTGTTACTGGTGTTGCCAGTGTGTTGCGTTTCAAAGATAATCCTGACGAAATTGTTACTGATGAAAATAAGGCTAAAGGTTCTTTGGCAGATGCTGTTTGGGATTTGCTGAAAGAAAAACTCAGAGCAGAAAATGAGAATAACTAATATGAATATTGTCAAAAGAAGTGATGTTGTTAATGAATTTATTGCGACATTCTCGCAACAGGGTGTTGTGTTTACTGACCAAGAAATAGAAATCATATTCAATCGTTACGCAACCAAGTTCCGTGATGTTGTTGAACATGTAGATAAGGAAGAAACAAAATGATATTGCAATATATCGAAAATCCAGTTATCAAAAAACAAAAAATTAAAGAAATAATACAAACTATTATTGAAGAAGGCCCACCGGGTAAATGGGTGATAGTTGATACTACAAAAAACAAATCAGAAAAAGAATACAAAAATATGTACAACAAATTCTATCAATACAGAAACAGATACAAAAACATGGAATGGGCTGTTCATCATGACGAAAACAATTATTCGATTATTTGTAGGGAAAAAGAACCATCGATATGATGTTTACAATAATAGTAATTGTGTTTATCTGTGCAACAATATTCATGATAAATCAAATTACGAAATACTAAAGGAGAACATAATGACTGCAATTAGTGTTGGATTCGAGTTAGAAGACGCTGGTCAATGTATGCCACATCTAAAGGGCACAACACAAGCATTAGCGTTGGAAGATATAGAAGAACTATTCCGTTCCTATGTGCGTGAAGCAGGTTGTGAAATAATGTGGCAACTACTTGACGACGCTGGTTGGAATATTGGTGGTAAACGATTCATAGAATGTGGAGGTTGGTAAAACATGGGAACAAAAACATCTAAAGAAAAAAAATTGCTCAACGAACAAATAACAAAAGAATTAAAAGTAATTTATGCAAATGCAAATTGCACAAACTGTCCGAGCGAATGGTTTTTCCCCGAAAATAAAAAGGGTGGAATATCAGCAGCCCCAGGCTCTAACTTGCATTGCGCATTCCTTACCTGCAATGAGTGCAAAGTCAAAACAGAGTGTTTCAACTTTGCAAAAACCCATGATTGTGTTGGCGTATGGGGTGGCAGATTATTTACTTTTGCTGGCATATCAAAACTGAACAAACATGGAAACATAAAATAAAACATACAGAAAGCAGTATATTATGGTCAAACGATTAGCGTTAGTTACGGTTGTGGCTCTTGGGGTGGGCTGGTTGCTCACCCCACCACGCTTAGCCGAACAGAAAGCCACAATCACGCCATTTAGCGTGGTTGTGGAACCAGTTGAGCCAATCCCTATTGTCTACAAAGACAGAGTCATATTGCCCAACAATATGATGTGCCCTCAATGGGCACAAATAGCCATTGACACAGGCTGGCAAGAAGAAGACTTACCAATGCTTGACCACATCATTCATAGGGAGTCCCGTTGTTATAGTGCTGTTCACTACAACCAAGACCCAAACGGGGGTTCTTACGGTCTGATGCAGGTTAATGCCTATTGGTGTAAGCCTTCGGACTGGTATCCAAACGGATACTTGCAGGCGTTCGGTGTCCTAGACAACTGCGAGCAGTTGTTTGAGCCACGCATAAACCTGCTTTCAGCCCGTCTAATATGGCTTTATTCGCTCAGAGAACACGATGACGGGTGGTTGCCATGGCAAACATAGTTTGGGGGATAGGGGTTGAGCCTGAATACTTGACAGACCGTACACAAATGTGCTTTTATATAATCCCCCGTCAGGGGGGTAGCGAAGACCCGATAGCGGGGGGACATACACAAGTTCCACGCCAACCGAAGGGTCGGCGTGGTAAGCTTAAACGACTTAAGGAAGGTTCTAATGAGAATTGAAAAAGAAACTAATCGGGTTTTTGTACGACAGTCTTGGTTGAAAGACATGTTATTGTGTCCGGAAAGAGCACGACTTGGCGTCGTGCAACCAGAGTTTAAAACACAAAACGATAGTGCTGCTATTGGTACTGCTGTGCATGCTGGTATTGAAGCCGTGTTAGGTGGGCATGCATCAACATCCGATGCTCCGTATGTTTCGCTCACCAAGTTCAAAGAACTTGAGAGCGCAGGTATCAACCACACAAATGTTAATCCCGACTCATGGCATGGTCATGTAATTGGTTTAACAGAAGCGTGGGTAAAAGATATTTTTCCTAAAGTTCCGCTTGGTGGTCAGTCGGAAGTTCCATTTGCTGTGCCTACAGGTGCTTCTGTAAAAGGTATGGAGTTATGGTTTGAGGGAACAATGGATTATTTGCATGAACAAGGTATTTGGGATTGGAAAACTGCGGCACGAAAGTATTCTGAGTCGGAAAAACAATCGCAGGATATTCAGTCTTCTATTTATACTTTTGCTGGACACAAGTTGGGTGTTGTAAAAGCATTGTCGGTTTTTAATTTTGGTGTAATGATTCGCGTAAACAACGCTTATGGTCAAATTGTGTCTGTTAACAGAACTAAAGCGCATGGAGATTTTGTTGTTAAACAAGCGCAATCTGCTGTCAGTTATGCGTATACTATGCTTCAAGGAAAAGAATTGCCAACGGATGAACGTTGGTTAATAAACGACCAACACTACTTGTGTTCACAACGCTGGTGTCCGTGGTGGTCGGTATGTAAAGGTGCACACATTAGTGTGCTTGACAATGAAACAGGAGATAACAATGGATAAGGACAGGGCAATAATCACCCAGGTCGCCGCAAAAATTGCGTCAGACCTCGTCAATAAGGAAGCAGACACCGATACAAAGTTGGGCGAATTTACAACTTTGTTCACAAGTGTGAAAGACATTATGTTTGAAATCATTGATGGCAGTCAAGATGCTCAAATTTATGAAATGGCAAAATCAACTTTCAATGCAACACCCGTAAACAACAGTGCAACCAGTGAGTCTGTTGGTGGGGTGTTGCAGATTATTGGTAAACAACATGGCGATTTGCCAGACTGGCTTATCAAAGCATGTAAGCGTGATGGTGTAACCAAGGTGTATGACAATCGTGATGGTTTGTCAATAAACCCTAAGCGTCCTTGGTTCAAGGCCGTTGATGCCGATAAAGCTTATTGGGCGCCAAAGACACGATAATGAAATTAACCGCAGAACAAATTTCTGCGGGTTGGAATGCAGTTGAGGGTCAGGTGAACTCAGTTTCACCTGACCTTTCTGCTGTTACTCCGCCTTCAGAGTTCAGAATGTATGAACCACTGGCTGAAGCTGCACATTCGTTTGTTCGTTGGGCACAAAGCCCACACGAACGCATTCATTTAGGTTTGCAACAAATAGACGCAGAGATGCGTGGTATTGCTGCCGGTGAAATGTCAATGATGATTGGTTATGCGCACGGTGGTAAAACGCTGTTGTTGCTTCATTCGTTGTTGCATAATCGTGACAAACATATTGCAATGTTTATCCCCGACGAACCTCGTCAACTTATTTTGATAAAACTTACCTGCATGTACCACGGTATTGATGCTCGAGAGTTGGAGCGTCTTGTTGCAATGGATGACCGTGACGCTATTGATTTGCTTCGCGAAACAGCAGAAGAAAACTTTCCACATCTTGCTGTGTTTGACCAACCTTTGACCGCTTTAGATATGGAGCGGGCTTACAACGAAGTGTCCGATGTTTGGGGTCAGATACCTGATTTGGTTGTGATTGACTATCTTGACCTTGTTGGTGCTGGTGAAACTGTGCCTGATAAAGCGACATTTGTTAAGTCGTTTGGTCGTAGGCATGATGTGCCATTGCTGGTGTTGCATCAAACTTCTCGGAGTTCGGGTGCTGACGGCATGAAGTTAACTATGTCGTCTGGTGCTTTTGGTGGTGAACAACAAGCAACTTCAGTTATTGGTGTTCGCCGTAAAAAATATTCTATTATGGCTGAGATGAATGAGATTATTAACAAGTTAGATAAAACTCATTCCGAACGCTCTATGGAGCGTTTGGATGCTTTGCGTTATGAAGCCAAAATTCATGAGTATACGGTTACTGTAAGTTTGTTAAAAAACAAGCGTCCAGCTGGTCAACTTGTTGACGATATTGATTTTGAATTAGACTTGGCTACTGGTCGGTTGACGCCGTTAATTAACGGTGATTTACCTAAACAGTATTTGCGGGGTTTTCATGACAAACAATTCTGAATTAGTTAAAAACTTTTCGGCGTTGTTTGCTGGTCGCACCGATGCTTATGGCTCTTGGGAAGGTGGTTGTATTAAGCAACCAGTAACTCTTGGTTCGTACACAAAGCATTTGTGGGGGCAAGAGTACATTGGCATTTACCCAATGATGGATAACAGCACGGTTTGGTGGGGGTGTTCAGATATTGATGTGAACGACATTGACCAGGCTCGCAATATTCAATTGGCTCTCAAACTTAAACTGATTGAGAGTTGGGTTGAGAAAACTGTTAAAGGTTTTCATGTGTGGGTGTTTGCCAGAAAACCTGTTGATGCTCGCGTGATGCGTCGAGCTTTGCTCGCCGCACACGCGGCCGTTAAAGTGCCGGCTAAAGAAATTAATCCGAAACAAGAAGAAGCATCGGGTTACGGTAATTATGTCCGTTTGCCGTATCCTGGTGCTTTATTTGAGCCATGTTCGGTTCGTTACATTATTGATAGTTCTGATAAACCTATGTCTCTAGAAACTTTTGTTAGCGAAGCAACAACCTATGCCGTAGTGCAAGAAGATTTGGAACCTCTTGCAAAACTTTATGTTCCGAAATCCCCAGTTCAGTTTGCTGCGAATAGTGCTGGTGTTCCCATTGATGTAGCCAAAACTTTGTTGTCGCCATACACATTCAAAATGTTTATGGAAGGTCCGTTACCAACTTCTGACCGTTCAGGTACGCTTGTGCGTCTTGCATACAGGCTAAGGTCTGATGGTGTGCCACCAGAAATAGCGTATGGTATTATCCGTACGGCTGATAAAACTTGGGGCAAATTTTATGATAGAGAAGACGGGGAAATGCACTTAGCAAAAATTATTGCTGATGTATATGGCGAATGATACACAAACAAACATTCAACATCAAACCGCGTTCCAAACAGCGTCCTCGTAGCACGCGTTCTGGTCATACTTACACCCCTAAAGAAACCAGAGAGTACGAAAAAAAAATTTCGGAAGCATATTCGGGTGTTGCTTTTGCCGATGGCCCGCTACATATCACGTTAATTTTTGATAACGACAAAACAGAAATAACTATCAAGGAATTAAAACCTAAACGCAATCCATCTAAATTGCGTGGCGATATTGACAATTACGCTAAAGCAATACTTGACGCTTTAAATGGTGTAGCTTATACAGACGATAAACAAATCATCAGTTTGGAGTTGAGGAAAAAATGAAAGAATCTAGATGGGATATTCCGAAGCCAAACTTTAAAAAAGATTTAGAGTTTGGCAAACAAGGTGAAGACCAGGTTAAACAATTCCTACAAGGAATTGTTAATGGCTCGTTTGAAGTCAAATCTGACCGCTATCGGAACGGCAAAATGGTGGTTGAAATAGCCCAAAACCCTCGTAAACATGGCTGGAAACCCTCAGGAATTATGATAACTGAGGCAGAGTGGTGGGTCTATGTGTATACTATGAACCAAGCAATGATAGTAGTGTCCACAGAAAGATTAAAGCGTTATATAAAAATGTTACCAAAGTCAAGAATTAGGTTGTTTGCGGAAGGCACAAATAATCCAGCGAAGGGTTATTTGTTGTTGCCAGAGGAAGTGTCACAACTCCTCTATGACCCCGCATACGACGATGTCAAAGAATGACATACCCCAAGACAATTACGTCTTTTCATCAACCTATCTAAATAAACAGCGCCCACAGACGGCGATGGAAGCATTGATGCTTTCTGTGTCCGACACAATAGAAGAATCAGTAGAAGAACTACAACCGCTACGCGAAGCAGTAGCAATGTGTATTGAGCAACTTGACGAGCAAGACCAATTTATTGTGAACGCCGTCAACAGCGAATTTCTTTCCTATGAACAGCTTGGTAAACGCCTCGGCGTTTCCAAGCCTCATGCTTGGCGACTCAAGAACAATGCTTATGCTAAACTACAACAGCTACTAACAATGCACCCGTTAATTAGAAAGAAGGTCAGAGTGGTTGACACATGGGAACAATCGGCAAGTCAATGGGTTATGCACATTGCGTCGTTTGCTACAGAAGAAACAGAAACCAACAATGCAAAACTTATGCGTCTCTGTGAGTCGGCAAAAAAATGTTTATTCGATGACGATGACCTGCCGGTATCTTTGCTTTGGACAGAGATAGGTATTGAGGCAATTCAGGAGTTGCGTTTACGTGGTGTTTGGGATTCTGGACAAATGTGTTCTTTGCTCGTATCAAAACAACATGATTATGGTCATGGCAATATAACTGCGTTTGGCCTTAGGGGTGTTCTTGTTCGTTTGTCTGACAAAATTGAGCGTTTAAATAATCTTAAATCCAAAAAATCTAAAGCACAAAATGAATCGTTGCTTGATACGCTACGAGACATAGTGGGCTATTGTGTAATAGCTTTGATGCTTAACGACGAAACATTTCATTTGGAACTAGGAGAAAATTATGCGAACGAGTCAGTTAGTGATTGGATTTGAAATGCCTGTCACAGCATCTGAAATTGCGGCAATTTTAGAGAAACACTATGGACCCATTGATATCGGTCGTGGAGTTTTGGAAAACGGTTTACAAACCAACTGTTTATACGTTCATAACAAAAAGAAAAAACATGTCAAGTAAAGAATCGCAAGATTGGATATACGACATTATCCCAGCCAAACAAGTTGAGGAAATAGAATCAAAGGCTAAAAGTCTTCAACACAATTTAGACAATGGAGTTAATGTTGTGTTGTCGGCAACCAACGATAGTGCCATCAAGTTGTGTCGCGCTTATCGTGATGGCACACAAGGCAATCTAGATGCTTGGTTGCACATAATGGGGTTTTTAAGTGCTTTGATTGATACAATTGAAGAACACCTAAACGAAGAAGGGATAGACCCGTATGCAAAATGAACTGTCAGAAACGCAAGCAGAAACGGAACGCTACCTTCGTGACCGGGTAGAAGAACTTGAAGTAACATTGGAAGCTCTGCGTGCAGAACTTCGTATTGCGCAGCAAGAACTATGGAAAAGGGAACCACAATGAGACCAGTAATCGTTCTTTGGGATGACGCCTATTCAGAAGACGAATGGATGAGTGTTGAGCACTACAATCCCAAACCCGAAACACCAAACATTTCTATCGGCTACATTGTTGCCTATAACAACGACTACGTTCACATTGCTTCAACAATTGACCAAGACGGCGGTAATTGCTGTGGGATTATGGCAATCCCATACGACATGATTGTGTACGTAGCACCACTACAGATTTTGAGTGAAGCTAAAATGTATGGAGACAAAGAAGAATTTGAGCGATACTTGCAAGGCAAGTTCGCTCAACGTCCCGAGGTTTACGAGTTTATTGAGCCTGCGGAAATATCTTCAGAAACGAATCCCGAACCTTCTGTTTAGAATCAGCCCACAACGGACTCAATTCCACATGCAACCAGTCACCACCTGGCGCGCCATGTATTGTCGGCTTGGTGTATTTCTGCCAAGTACCACGGGTCCAGTTGTAGCCACGACCGTGTGGCTCTGGGAAATAGTCCAACACCATTTCAATGCCTAATTCGTCTGAATGACGAACAAGAAAATCTGCGATGTGTGCGGCAAGTTCTCTGCCGTTGCGCCTACCTTTGGTCGGGGTTTTGCGGTAACTGAGGTCTACAGCACGTCCTGTAGCGTGCACAGAGAGACTCTCAGAGCCCCTCTTGGGCCTGTTTACGAAGGTGCCGTTGTTCCACAACGCACCTTCGCTCAAATAAACAAGGTGCTTGACCAGTTCTGTTAAGCCTGGGCGTTCACCCGCAGCAAGCCCATCGCTGTTTCCTGTATATGTTTTTTTTGCTCTCATATTATTCCTTTTTGATTTTTTTAATTGGTGAACCAAAGAATCCCAACCAAGCATTGATTTTAGCATCACCGTATGAATTCAACAAACGGTCAGTGGTTGCAACGGGCACAAAACTTCCCTGAACAATGTTTATTATTCTGTCGCTCGGTGATTCTAGTTTTTCGTCATTGAATAAGTTTTGACCCAAAGTTTGTTCAATTGGAACCCTCAACAACGGGTTAAGGTTTGAACCAAACTTTTTGGGCATAGCCAATTGCTCGAGTTGTTGTTGTACTCTTGTAAAGCCAAGGTCAGGTGCCGCATAAAGCGGCAATCCTGGAATTCTAAATGCGTTAATTTGTTGCAACCAAATAGGTAATGGTTGTTCTTGTTCGGTTTCTTTGTCTCGCAAGTTGCGTACAACAGAATTGTATATTTGATACGGCTTTGGATTAAGCCACATGTTTTCTAGTTGTAGTGGAAGGTTTCGTGAAGTCCAAATCCAGAATGGTACAAACTGCTTCATTGCTCTATCAAGTTTGGATAGGTCTTCGTAATCAAAATAGAATCGTTTAATTCTTGCTATCGTCATGTCTACGCTCATGCCCTGAACGGCAGAGTCATATCCAAGAACAAAACGTGACATGTTGTCTGATTTTTGACCAAGATTACGAGATGCGCGAGTAAGTGCCCAATCGTAAGATTTGTTGCCCGGAACAAGACTTTGGAACAAGTCACTATAAATACCGCCACCAGAACCAAGCGTTGCGGTTCTGGCTTTGGTTGCAAATACTTGTTCTTCTGGTGTCAAAGTTTGTAAAAACTTTTTCCACGAAACACCTTTGCTGTATGCTTCATTCCATGCAAAAAATATTTCGGTAGCGCGACGGTAGTGCTCTATTTGACCACCGGCTAACACATATTGAAATACGTTACCTATGAGGTTTCTAACATGAAAGCCTGGAGTCAGCGTTGCGTAGGCTTTATGGAATTTTGTGTATCCACCAACAAGATTTGCCATTTGGCGCACAAATGCTGGGTCTTCAAAATATTTTGCGTTTTTCCAGAGTTCATAAAACTCTGGACTTACTTGGATGTCGTCAAACTTTGCACCAAGACGTTTCCATCCTTCCGTTATCATGTCGGCAATGCCAGTTTCTCTTGCAGTAAACGGAACGGTTCGTGTTGCTGGTTTTGCCATGGAAACCAAACCATCCATTAGTCTTGCCTCGACTTCCGTTTGCGGAAGTCGGGAAGCAACAACCATTGCCTCGGCTTCTTTTGTTCCTGCATCCAAAAGAACTTCTTCCACAGGTGTTGCAGTTCCACGTTTTTTAACACTTGCCAAAATGTTTTCGGTATCTCTTATTCTTCCCATAGCATCAAAATCAACAACCGTTGAATCAGACGCTATTACACCTTTTGTTCGTTGAGCTTCTTTAAGTGCCTCTGCTTGTGCGGCCTTGTCAAATTCATCGTATTGTGAATCAAATTGTTGAACAAGACGATTGATTGTTTCTGTTTTTTTAGGTGGTAAATCTGCCACAGATTGCAATGTTCGTCGCTCAACATTGGCTACTTGTTGATGGTACGGAAGGTCAGGATTGTAACTTGATGCAGCCGTTGCTGGCGGTGGTATTTCTTTTGGCTGGTCAACAGCTTTTGCAGCAACCTGCTTCTTTTTAATTTCATCTATTCTTGCCCGCTGCTGTGCTCGTTTAGCGATTGTGTCAGCAAGAACCTTATCTTCCTCGGGCGTTCTAAACAGTCTTTCTTTATCCCTAATAAGTTTGCTAATACTCTTGTTTCGTGTACGGTTAGTTTCCAAACCGTTTCTTTTTATTGCTTTCAAAACCTCAACCTGTTTATCGCGCATTGCTCGAGTTGTGGGCGTCATAAAAATAAACTCATCCAAATCGCTGATTTGGATATCGTTAAAATTAGCCAAAATTGAATTAAAAATTTCTGGATGCTCCCTCAACCAGTCATTCAAAACTTTGACATTTGGAGAATTTAAAATATTTTCGGGCACACCCAATATGACTAAACTGTCATAATCGGGACTACCAGGTCTTGGTCTTGCTTTCAAACCTTGAGGAATTTCTTTTTGCGAACCCTGATAAACGTCGCTATATTCCAAATTAGTTAATCTATTAATTCTGTTTGTTCGTTGTTGCAAAGACTCAACAGCATTCAAAGGTCTTTCGCTAGCCCCATAAGTTTCCCACCACTCTTGAGTTCTAACTCTTTCCGTGGTGTAATAATCAATTTGATTATCCAAACCTTTAATTTCTCTGTCCAATTCGCTAACAACATTCTTTGGTTGTCTTTTAGCTGCTTCCTCAGCAGCCAAATTCTTAACTCTGGTATGTTCAAATAAGAATTTATTGGCATCTGATTTGTTCCAAACCTCACCAATTTTTTCTTGTCGTGCAAGAAAAGTTGGTTCACTAGCAAAAGCATCAGGTTGTTCTTTGGAAACATATGAAACAAACTTTTGCAACATCTCATCGTCAGGTATTGTTTGGTCGGTGTAATTATCACCCAAAACAATGCGACGCAAATCTTCATCTTTTAGCCGCGAAACAATGTACTGTATTTTGTCGTTTGGAACATAGGCGGTATTGCGTGGGTTTACGAACGCATCCCACTCTTGGGGCGTAAATGACATTGGTTGATTATTGTATAAAAACTGTATTCTTCCCCCAAAAGTCCAGTCAACCATGCTGCCATCAATATTGGCAAGTTGTTGCAAGTTTTGCATACGGTTCAAAACGGCCTTGGCTTGTGGGTAGAAATCATTTTCTTCCAACAACATTTGTTTGTTGGCAGCCAAATTTTGTTGCCCAGTAATTTCACCAGTTTCAGGATTGATGCGATTAGCCAGCGGAACTTCCGTTGGCGTCTCCAAGGCTTGTCTTGATTGTTCGGGCAATATAGTGTTTTGAAATCTTGCAAAATATTCATCTGGCAACAATTTGTTTAATTGATTTGTTAATTTTTCTATTTCTTCTTCTGCCAAAATCATTGCCCTATTAGCAATTAGTACATCCCTACGTAGTTCATTAACGGTCAATTCGGAAATTTTAGTTACAACATCCTCAAAATCATTTATTAAAGCCGCAAATAAATAATCGGCAACTAATACATTTGTTCTTTGTGAAGCGCCCGCTTCGCTAAAAAGAAAATTCTTTAAATCATCATAGTTTTTTATATCTGCGCGTTTAGTAATTTTGCGACTTTCAGCCAAAACTGTTTTAGCTCTTGTTGAATTTGAAAACGCAATATCTAATACTGTTTGAAAATCAACGGCATCAATTACTGCATTTGGATTTTTGGTTAAAAGAATATCCAACACATCAAAGGCAAGGTTGTTTTCATTAACAAACTTTTGCGTTATGTCATCAAGATTGGAATATCTTTTATTTTTGCCCAAAACCTGCGGCATGGACTCAAGGAAAAAATCTCTAAATCTTGTTGACAAAGTTGCATCCGTTGCCGTAATTGGCTGTGGACGAAACCAATCTTTTAGTTTTGTTTCATTAATGTATTTTTGTATCTTTGCAAAAATACCAGTACGAACATTTTCTTCGTCTACTTGAATTCTTTTAACTTCTCTTTGTCTTGCAAGAATTTTTTCCTGACGTTTTATAATATCTTTTCTTCTTGTTTCTAATTTTTCCAAATGTGCATTAAATAATTTTTGTTCATTTTGTGGATACTTTTTTAGCTGTGCTGCACGGCGGCTTTCTGTATTAACCTTTGTTGCTTTTACGTTTACGGTCTTTTTAATCTTTATTACTTCATTGCTTATCTCTAAAGCGGTTTTGGGTTCACGACCCAAAACCGTTTGGGCAGCAACACCAGAAAAAGAATTAGCTTCCAAATCCAAAACTCTTTGTTTCAATAATTTGCGTTGAGTTTCCAACAAACCATCATTTACAGCATCGCCAAGATACACGCGGATAAATTGTGCAAGGTCATCTTCCGTGTTCAAAGGCAAATCCAAATCTGGAATCAATCCTTTAATTATTGCAATTTCTTCCTCTAGACCACCTTCGTCAGTAACTGTTCTTTGAAGCAAATTTTGCAACTTCGCAACACGGTCCAACTCTCTTTGTGTCTGAAACACATACAACAAAGTTACTTCAGCAGCAATATCTTCTATTTCGGTTTGATTCAAAATAGACGGACCAAAATTAAATTGGACATACTGTTTAATTCGTTCGTCAATTCCTTTAATTATGTTTCCAAAAATTTGCATGTCTTGTAAAGCAAAACCATAACGCAAATCATTTTTAGCAATTTCGACTCGAGACAAATTTGGTTTTTTAAGATTTACCCTTCTTATATTTTTTAATCTTTTAGTTTTCTCGTAAAAAGCCTGCAATACTCCAAATTTTGTTTCAGATGAAGCAAATAGCTGTTTGTCAACTTTGTTAAAAACATCTTTAAGTGCAAACGCAATTGTTTTATCAATTGTGTCCGCATCAGCTATAGACAAGTTTTTTATTAATGCCTGAATGGAATTAATTGTTTTTTTATCTATTACGTTGTCAAATCCCAAACGAGTACCGGCTTCAGCGCTATTAACAACAGTTGACCGTTTGGGAACATAATTCCCCATCTCAACCATTCTTTGTAAATCGCGAGCCAACGCCTGCACCCCAGAAACTGTTTCAGCAACAATTCCTTCTTTTGTCAAATTGTTAACAAGTTTGTCTCTTACCTTTTCGTATCCATCCAAAATGTCTGACAACATTTTGGGTGGAACCTCAAACACATTGTTTAATTCATTAAGCGTTGAACCAAATTCATCTATCGCATTTACCAAATTTTGACTAACCGGCAAAGGCGTTGCTAGTTCGGACACAACAGGGGCGGACGCAATGGTCGCAAGTGTAGGAACAGCAACGTCAGTTGTTGCCTCAATACCAACCCTGCCAGCAGATGTTACGGCGCGAGAAGTAAGTTCACCAACAGCGTTGCTAGTATCAATTGCAATTAACGGGTCTGCTTCTGCGTCTTTTGCAAGAACTCTAAAAAAATCTCCACCTTCTCGTTTTGCTGTTAGCAAATATTCAGTAAATCCTTGTTGCTGTGCAAAGTGCCGAGAATATTTCTGCAAAATTTTAACCATGTCATTTTCGTAAAAATTATAAGTCAATGGTTCAAATGGCTGTTTTGTTACGTCATTCAAAAGAGGCCCAGGATTTTTTGCCATATCATTCAATTCATCAATTGTGTACGGTCTTTTTTCTATGGTGTGTCCAAAAAAGTTATCTCCAGGCTCTAAACTTCTTCTTCTGTATGAAGAAGCAAACCTGTGGCTGTCATCAATAGCGGCACCACCAGTTCTTGCTTTCCAGGCTTCCTCACCCATTTTTAGTCTGTCTACAACAGCTTCATCTGATTCCATGTGCGGAACATAATTTCTTTTTCTTGCAAATTGTGCACCGTATTCTTCAGAAACTTCGTCTGCTTTTCGCTGAACATCACCAAGTCTTGAGTCCAAAAAGTTTCTTACTTTTTGGGCAAGTGGACCAACAACATTGTCCGCAGTTTCTATACCGCCTTCTTGTTCCAAAACAGAAGTAAGAGATAATCTATTTGCTTCCATATCGGGGTCATTAACAACTCTGATAACTTCTTGCGTAACATACTCATCGTTTTTGGCTGTTGCTATGCGTTGATTTTGCGCCATACGCAAACGCACACCAGCATTCAATGCTTCTTGCGGAGTTAAGATGTCTCCGTTTTCTAGGGTTCCAGAAGCCAAAGCAACCCTGTCTCTTAATACGGATTGATTGTCAATGTAGGCTGCTTGAAATGTTCCATCTGGTGTCACATACTTCATCACTTTTTGACCAACAGGATTTTTTACAAGCCCTAAACGTGCGCCTGTAACCAAATTTTCTAAAAAACCGCCAACTGGACCAGAACCAGGAAGTTTTACTCTTGAACCAAAATAATAAATACCAGGACCACGAATACCCAAATCGTCACGCAAATATCCGGGAAGTGCTTTTTTGCCTTTGGCAGCAACATCTCTAAAAACTTTACCAAATTCATCTTTGGTAAAGTTTCTAATCCCTGCCTCGCCCATTGCTTCCATGCGTGATTTTGCAAGGTTCGCGAGGGCGAGTCGCCCTTCGCGACCATGCACATATTTAATGCCACCCAATATTTCTCTTGTTTTGCCACCCTTAGAAATAATTTTGCCACCCGACATTATCGATTTCATTGTCGCTTTGGCGGGCACAGCACCACCAAGGGTTGCATATGTCCAAGGGTCTAGCACGGTATCGCCTATGAACCCAACAATTCTTCCGCCCCATTTATTTTTTATAGGGAACGCTGTGCCAAAACCGTAAGTTTCATCTTTTGATTGTTTAATAAAATCTGACCAACTTGCATTTGTGTTTGGGTCAGCATCCAAAACATCCACAATTTCTCTAACACCAGAAACCGCTGCTCGTTTTCCTGCGTCAAGAACGGTAACAGCTTTAAAAACTGGTTTAAGAATTTTGCCAGCAACACCTAACGCTTCTGCCGCTTTTGCGGCTTCAGCGTCTTTTGTTTCAAAATAGTTTTGTAGTGGGCTTTTACCCAAACCACCTGTAGTGGTTTGGGTTTGTTTTTTACCAGAAATTTTACCTAATGCTTTTAGGAAATCTTCTTCACTAATTGGCGGTTTAGCCATAACTACCCTTGCGGTTTAATAAGTTTGCTAATTGCCCCAGGGTTTTCTATTAACCTTTTCATAATCGTACGCTTCATAATTTCATCCATGAAAGGACTTCCAGCAAGACTATTGCGTTGCATAGAACTAGCCAAAAGATTTCTAACATCTTCGTATTCTCGTGCAGCTATTTTTGTTTTGGCTTCATTTGCTTGCACATATCTTTCTTCCAATGCAGCACGTTGTTCTTTTTCTTTTTTGCCACGAGGCGCATATTGCAAACGACCACTAACGGGTATTTTGCTTATCAAACTAATTGGATTTAAAGTTTTGGCTAAAGCTTTAAATCCAACTTCATTTTTTTCTGGGGCTTTTTCTTTAACAGGCGCAGCTACTGGTTCTGCTTGTTTCATTAAACGAGAGTAAATATTTGACATTTGAGGAGTCGGGTCATATCCAGCACCAGGTTCAGGCAAACCAGCTTCCGAAGCAGGAGTTTTTCTTTTACCCAAAGCAGATTTTACATCGCCCATTTCTTTGCTAACTTCTTTTGCATATTCTTGATATGCTTTCAAATCTCCACCAGAAACTTTTTTACGAAGCTCAATAAGGGTTTGAGGCAACGAAAATCCACTCTCAAGATTTTCTACTATCAAAGTAGCAATCGGGTCGGCATCTGGATTATTTTTGACACGAGAAATATTTGGCGCAACCGAAGCATAAATATCTTCATTGGTTTGAGTTGTGTCAGTTAACGTGTTAGTCAAAAGTCCAAGATAAGGTGAAAAAAGGCTACTCATATCCCCAGTATTTAATTGAGAGCCAGGTTTCCCTGCAAGTTGTCCTGCTTGCGCCATGGCAAGGTAAAACTGTTGGAGCGGGTCCACGTCTATAAGTCCTTTCGTTACCTGCCTCGTCGCGCGTTAAGCGCGTCGAGGAGTTCTTGAGCATCTTGGCCACGAACATTCTCGTGAAGATTTGCTAATTGTTGGGCAACCAATGGATTGATTGGTGGCGCAACTGGTCTATTTACATCATATGACGTGCTAACAAATGGCGGTGCAGTTGGTGCAGTTGGTGCAGTTGGTGCAGTTGGTGCAGTTGGTGCAGTTGGTGCAGTTGGTGCAGTTGGATTGCCACCAGCGTTAATAACAGACTCAGCCAACTGGCGAGCGTAAGCAGCACGGTCCCCTTCAACACCAAACCTTGACTGGAACATAGCCTGCTGCAACGCAGCAAGCGCCTGCGCTTGCGCGTTCTCAGCCTGACTACGATAACTAGCACGCTCTTGACCCAAACCAGTACCAAACAACAACTCCGCCATTTGGGCTTCTGCACTACGAGAACCAGCACCCTGTTCAGCAACACCGCTCAACACATCAATTAGATTTTGATAATTAGCGGCACCCTGTTGCGCTTGCAATTGGTCTGCCTGTATTTGTCCACGCACAGGCACATCAGACACACCATAAGCACTCAAATAATCGCTCAAAGCATCTGGCGCAGTACCAACCTGCGCCCGCATAGCTGCGTATGGATTATTAGGGTTTGCTTGCAAATATTGATTTAAAGCATTAAAACCAGTTTGACCCAAACCAGAGGCGACATCATAACCTTCATTGATTCCCGTCATTGCGCGACCATAGGCGTCTGTTACGCCCTGTTGAGAAACTTTACCCTGTTCAGCAATCATGTTCAACAACTTGTCAAAACCCTGATTAAAAGTTCCCTGACCACCACCATAAAGATTTTCTAAACCAGAAGTAACACGTCCTTCGCGCGCACGAGCATAATTTGAAGCCTCAAGTGCAGCAGCCCTATCTAATGCATCTTGACGTTTTTCGTACTCAAATTTATCTCGAGCAAGTTTGTCGGATGCACCAGAACCAGAACCAGACCCAGAACCATAACCAGCCAATGCTTGTAGCGCTTGTAAATAAAATTGATTTTGTGAATTTTGTCCACTTAAATTAGGAAACAACTCAGGTGCAGCATCAGCAGTTATCGCAAGCGCTCTAGTTCTTTTGTTGCTTGGAATCTGACTAGTTACATTACGAAAATCGTCCTTAATACCTGTAATTGGATTGAAACCTTTACCTGCAGGATTCCAAACATAAACATTTCCGCTTTGCTCAACATTATGTCCTGGTACGTGTGCCATTATACTGCTCCTGCTCTACGTGCATAAAGCTGACGTGCAGCGTCAGCAATAGTTTGTGCTTTCTCTGATTCCATATCCGCTAACTGATTCCTAAACGCCTCAAGACGTTGAGCCTCACCCAAATCATAGGCTCGTTGCTGTTCCTGTAAACCTTGGTCAAACTCCGAAAAAGTACGAGCGCGTTGTTTTGCAAAATCTTGCAAACCACGCGCAAACAAACCAGAACGAACATTAGGACCAACCATTCCACGACGAGAATAACCAGCCACAACCTGCGGTTGAGCTTTCTCATACTGTTCCGTAATTCCTCGGCGTTCACGATTACCACGTTGTTGTGCAAGAAAATTAGCGTACGCATTCATCGCACCAGTCGCAGCATACTGCTGCGTATACCCGCGCCTGCGAGCTTCGTAATCAGCTGGATTATATGCCATTACTTAATCCTTTGATAATCCCTGCGATTTGATTGAGCCATTTCAATTTGTATTTGTTCAATTTTTTCATTAATGCGACCAATCTCCTGCGACAACGAAGAAAAGATTTGTTGCAACGCAATAGCGTCGTCCGTCTTCAATGCGTTGACAATTGGAGTGTTCCATGTTCTCATTATCCAAACACCTGCGAACCCAACACAACCTGGTCGCTATCGCCGGTTACGCTACTGCCGCTAGAAGCGGCTGTAATACGACCCTTAGCATCAACGGTAATATCGGCAGTTGTGTACGAACCGGCAGTTACGCCAGTTGCGGTTAGGTTATCGGAGTCGAGTGCATTGTTGTCAATGTTTGCACCAGTTGCCAAACCATCAACAAATGTTTTGATAGCGGTGAAGTTGCTATTAACTTCACCAGCTTCAGCAACTGTTCCGTTGGTAAATGAATAAGGTACTGTAAGTGGCATTATCCTGTCATCTTTCGGTTGTTGTACTTAATTGCAATAGAGTCAAAACCCCAGTCAAGCGATAGTGGTCCAGTAAACAACAAACTTACCGAACGGCAAAAACCAAGATTTGAACCATTAATAATTTGAACACCTTCTGATTGTTTACCCCACAAACCAGTTCCCCAAAGGTCGGTACCCCAAATCATTCCTTCACCCGCCGCACCAAGGGTTGCATCAAATTGTTTGCGCTCAGAACCAGATGATTCTTCGTAATCGTGAAACACTTTCACGTTTACAATTCTTTGTGTGTCAACTTGCTTAAAAGCAATATCTGGACGGCGAAACATTTTCTTCTGAGCATAGGTTCTGCCATCAATCCAGCCGGTTCTGTAATAGGAAGTAAATCCAGCAGCTGTTCCTGCGATATTGTCTTGTTCCTCGTCGTACAAATCAACTTTCAACACATACGGTTGTGTCGGATGAATCATCAATCGCAAATTGTCATTGCTTGAATCGGTCCAGTTAATGCCACCAATAACACCTTTGCTGTCTGCTGTAGCAAACTGCATGTATGCACCATTACGACCAAATGTTGGGTCAAAAACAAAATTAACAGTCGGGGCTGTTGCCGACGATGTATCATCGTACGGCAAAGCCAGCCAAACACGACGACCGACATAGGAAACGCTGTAGGGTTCTGTGCTCAATGCACTAAGTTCTTTGTTGTCCACAATTGGGCGTAGAGCATCAAAAACATCTTCAACCACGGAACCGTTGTAATAAAATAAACCTTCTGGGGTTGAGTAAAAAAACACACCTTGTTCTGCTGTTGCTATGCTATTGCGACTTGAGCAACCAAGAGTGTTTGTCAATTCAACAACATTAAAGTTGTCTGATTCTGTACCAACCAACAAATAGATTGCATTAGTTTTGAAAATAACTAATTGACCCTGCACGACAGCCAAGCCATTTATTCCACTACCGCCACCCTTGACGTCAATGTAGTCGTCTTCCATCCAGTCTTCGGGCAAACCTTCGTGCGACCAACGCACTCGGTCAGGGTAATTTACGCCATTTTCCCTTGTGTTGGCTACGAACATTTTGTTGGCATGCACAATGTTGTGTTCTGCTTTTGGCATGTATCCACCTACGGGACTTACGTAAGCCTGCCACGTAGGACCAGATGCGGTTAGGGCTGTTGCGTATGTGTCTGTTGTGTTCCATTTGTATCCAGCCGTTGCTGTTGCCCCTGTACTGATATATAGCGTTGAACCCCAATTGGCAAACGACGCGCCATGCGCGTTCGTTGTAGCAATGTCATTACCCGATGAATAAGCAAGAGTTGAAAAGTTTCCACCGGTAGAACGATAAACCTTTGTGCTATTCGCCAACATGATTGTTGGCGTAGCACCATAAAAAGCATGAAGTTTGTCAGGCGCCCAAGTTCCCGACACAGCTGTTGTGTTCAAGCGCTGCATAGCACCGCGACTAAACACACCACCACGAGGGTCAATCTCAACATTGAGCATGTCTGGCGATTCATTCTTGGCAAGCAAGAACTGGTCGGCTCGAAGATTCAAGCCGCCAGTAAAATCGTCATAGCGCTCAAGAAGAATCTGAGCCATTATGTACCTAGCGTTGCGCCAAGAGTCTGCAACCAACGACGCATAGTTGGATACTGCCTACCACCCGACATCAACAAAGGTCTTGCGCTAGGAGTCTTCATCAAGTCACGGCGAGCCATGGCTACGCCTTCCTCAAACGACCTGAGATACATTGCTGAAAGCTCTGGGTCTTCTTGGCGTTGATAAACACGAGCCAACACAAAATACGCAAGTAGAACGTGAAACCACTCATCAAGGTCAATTGCCTCAGATGTGTTTGTTAGCCAAGTGTAAACAGGATTACGATAAGCGCGAAGCGTTATCGTATAGACAGCATCAGGCTTTGGATATAGGTGCAGTTGTGCATCCCATATTGCATAAAAATATGGGCGGGAAGGAACGTCAGTATTACCCAACCAGATGTCTTCTGCGTTGTCGTAGGGAATCATTGTCAAACGACTACCTGCGCTAGATGTGTCTACAAGAGATATAACTTCTCGAATATCGCCAATTGTAGATATTGTATATGGGCGCTGACTTGCAACCGTATTGAATGTGTAGGTTTCTTGGTATTTTGGCCATCGGCGTTCAAGGGCGATAATGCGCTGAAATGCTTCCTTCACAGCATTGTCAATAATGCTGTTTGGCAAATCTACCGAATCAAGGTCGGAGATGTTTCGCACCATAGTGCGAACATCGGCAAGACTCATTGTCATTATGATTCACCCCTGCTTCGTAAGTGACCCATGCAGTAATCGGTGCCTTTGGCTTTCCGACCCGTACATGTATCATCGTTTGCAGCACAAAAATTACCGCGACCAAGATATGGGCCGCTTGGTGGTGCTTGGCGTGAGCCTGGAACTTCTGCGGAAGGACGGATACCTTGTACTGGTACGCCGTAATATTCGCCGGACAATTGTGCGTTCTTCATCACTACTTGTCCTTTTCGTTACTTGGGGTATGCCCTGGAAGGTGGGGGGCACACCCCAAATTACGAATTATTTATTGACTGCGACGGTAATTCTTTGGCCTACCCGGTGTTACTTGTCGCGCTTTTGCTGGAGTTTTTCCAACACTATATGACTTTGATGACTGACCGTACTTTTTAACGCTACTTGACGCAGGTTTTGTTGCTGGGGCAACGCTGCTCTTACTTGTCTTTTTTGCAGCATTAATTTGTTTTCTAGCACGACGAACTTGTTTTGCTGTTTTGCCTTTTTTAACAGACGCACCTGCGCCCATGCCAAAAGTTTCTTCCATTCCACGCATTATTTTCTCCTTTTAATAATTGTTGGGTGGGGGCTTTTATCCCCCACCCAAACATTATATCTACTTACGGTAGATGCTAACTGTGTCTGCTGCGGTAAAAACACCAACAAACGAAGCTGAACTAGCAGCTGCAATTGTTGCACTACCTACAAGCGTCACACCAGAAGCGCCAGCTGT